CGGAGACTCAGAGAGTCTCCTCCGTTGAAGGGGGGTTTACTGAGAATTGAACTCAGTACAGTGAAACCCCATCGGAACCCTTGTGTAAGAAGGGCTGCAGGACCACCCGCATTTAACCGATACCCCGTAGATAGGCAAGTGTTGACCACATCTTCAACCCCGATTTTGGCAGGACAGAAAAGGGGGGCGCTCCCATTACTTTCACTTTCGCTACTATTCGTAGGACAATCCCCCATAGAAGGAATCTTCCACCCTTCACAGGGTGGTCTTCTCGGAAGCATGTGGAGTAATACACTCACCATCAGGGCAACCATACGGATTTTCTCAAAAAGTCTTTTCACCTTCTCTTGAGCCCGGAGTACTTCTTAACGTGGTTTCGCAGGCAAACCGCGCACAAAATTCACGGGTGAGTTGTAACTTTTCGAGGGAGCATCACGCACCCACTTCCACTTCTTTCCACCTTCCCCCCCGCGGTTGTACCAACCGCGAATCCTCGCAACCACCGGCCGGTTGTGTTCTTTCTTTGCGCGTAAAAAGGCTCTGGTTGAACCCCATACCCGCGTCAATAAACCCCGCCGTGCGGGCTTCGGTTCGAAGGGGAACGGGTTCCTCAGCACAAGGCCGAGTGCCGTTCCACGAAGAGCGAGGGTCAGACCCACCCCGCTCAACTCGTATTCTCCTACACCCAAACCGCAGACGGATCGGTTTGACCGTGCCAAATTCCATGTCTCCTTCCATGAGGGAAACCTGCTCTTCTCCGACAGGCTCGGATCTTCGTCGTCGATGCACTGCCCACTACGCCAAGCGTGCTGGACGCAGGCCCGGCTGTAGTCGACACTTTCTTCTTTCGTCATGCTACCTCTTTCTCGATGAAAGCCCGGTACGGCCTCCGACCACGGTACTTCTGGAACGTCAAACCGCGCTGGCTTGCGGGCATAACTGATCTCCTGGTCTAAGAGATCTAAATCACTAAGTACTATAGTCTCCACTTTGACTCCCAGACCCCGGTTAAAAGAACACGGGAGAGCCCGAGCTGCCCTCCGATGGAATCGGAGGAGCTCTTTACGCAAGATCATACGCCTACCAGGCGTAAAACCCCTACCCACTATACCCAATCTTCCAGCCATTCGTGCACACAATGTGCCCTTCCTGTCCTCGTCACGTGACATAGGACCCCACACAGTCTTTCCTCTGATGACGGGGAGAAGCGATGGCTTCGCCTCCCGCCGGGCGCGGAAGAAAGTACTGTTCAAAGAAAAGAAAACCCTATGGACTAGGGTCTTCCCCTTCGACAACGTGAGGCCAGAATCAGCAACGGCGTCGCACCACCGGTTGGCCACCTCCCTAGTGGACCGAAAAGCGATGTCATCTCCGTTGATCCGGACCCTGGAATCTGGAACTTCACTCCAGCGAACAGCCTTCCGGAAGGCTAAGTAGTTGGTTAAGCATAAAAGTGGAAAAGATAAAAGGTTACCCATCAACTGGCCCGACCTCTGGACGAAGGTCGCACCTTGGTAGGTAAGATTACTATGAAGAGAGCCCAGCGCCATCTGGCAAATGGCGGTTGGAACGTGGCTACTGCGGGCTAGAACCGCATGCAAAACCACTTCCGAATGCTCTAGGACGAAATTATCTGTCGCAGACTCATAGTCTCCGGAGACAAAAACTTCCCCACTGGCTGTGGAAAAATCTTTAAAGGCGTTCGGCTTTGCGTCGCCCCGTAACAACCACTCCTTCTTTGAAAGATGAGAATAGATCAAAAGGTGCAAAGGCAGTAGGACCTGCTGGAAACAGGACGCCACAGTCACTATCCTCTTTTTGCCGTTATCTTCGACGAAGATAACTTTCCGATTCGGGTTCAGTGATACCCCTTCGATGCAAGCGTCGAAAAACGATTCCTGGGTTAGCTCAGAATCGTCGATCAGAAACCTTCTGGCTCCGCCATCCGAGCGCTTGCGCTCTAGACAACTACTCTTGGACAGGGTAGCTGATTTGACGAAGTCTTCATACTTCTTATCCCAACCTCGCGGAAAGAGAAATGGGATCGTCGCCTGGACGAACCGCATAAAGTCGGTGTTACTGGCCCGAGGCTTGCTCAGGCAGCTAAGGTAGGCCGGGACTGGATCGTCCAAGCCCGAAGGCAAGACCTTACGGAGTAGAAATTGTGATGCTTTTAAGCAAAAATCCTCATTGGATATGGGGTCTTCGCAACCCACGGACTCAATGCCCGTGGTACACCATTTTTTCATCCCCGACAGGTCGGAAGGCGGTGGGGTCAAAGAAGCAGCAGCTGTTGGGTACAGCTGTTGCGCGATCGACCCGAAGCGGCTGAAAATGCCCTTCGATTCCACCATACGACGGTGGAGATCAGCAAGTTTGCTATCTCCCGTAGAACCAAGAGTCTCTACGACCGTTTTATCCATCCTAGCGAGAAGTTCCCACGAGGAATGAAT